CAGATTTAACGGTCTGGCGCCTTTGCTTTAAAAAAGCTTGAAACGCGGATGTGGTGGAATTGGTAGACACACTGGATTTAGGTTCCAGCGCCGCAAGGTGTGAGAGTTCGAGTCTCTCCGTCCGCACCACCTTATAAATCAAGGCTTTACCAGCCTTAGATACCCCTCCTGTAGCACCGCTGGATTCTCGCTGTAGCGAGATTGTGACAAGCCCATATCGAGAACACTGACGGCATTTCGTACCCTGGCCGGTGCAAGATGCGCATACTTCTCGGTCATCTGGATTGTCGAATGTCCCAGCAAATCACGAATCTCAATGAGCGGCACGCCGGCGGACACCAGCCATGCTGCACACGTATGACGCAAGTCATGGATCGTGAAGTCTGTTATTCCTGCCTTTATACAAGCGTTATCGAAACCTGTTGAAGGGTCGGCAACTCTTGCCCCGTTCTTCCGCGTAAATACCCATGGCGTTGTCGGGCAATATTGAGCCCGAACAGCCATCCTTCCTTTAAGTGCAGCCAAAGCCCCTTCATTAAGCGGAATGCTTCTTCGCTTCGCGGCTTTGGTGTGCTCCCCATCCAGATATATCAGCCGGTTGGCAAAATCGACCCGGCGCCATTCAAGCCCCAGCATTTCCTCTTTCCGGCAGCCGGTGTTCACGGCCAGCCGGATAAAGTCCTCGAGCATGTCGCCGAAGCGCTGCTTTCGCACAATCCGACACAGGCCGTCGACCTCTGCCCGGGTGATCCAGCGGACCCGGCCCTCTGGCTCCTTCAGCTTTCGACCCTTGACCGGGTTCGGCAGCCTCCATTCCAGCTCCGTCACGCACCAGTTGATGGCGGCGGACAATGCCGCCAGTTCGCGGTTGATGGTGGCCGATGACTTGCCGGCCTCCGTCCTGGCCGCTGAGTACTCTCGCACATCCTTCCCGGAAAGCTCGTTCATCATCATCCCAGCGAAGTGCCGCTGCAGCGACTTGACCCTGAACTGGGTGGTCGCGAAGCTTTTCTGCGACGAGGCTGCATTGCCCAGGTACTGGACCATGACTTCCTCGAACGTCCTCGGCGGATCCACACCCAATTCCTTCTGGCGCCACGCCGCGCCGCGATGCTCCTGCTCTATGGCCTTGGCTGCTGCGTAGTCCTCGGTGCCAGCAGAGCGTCTAACGTACGTGCCATCTGCTGCGGTGAAACTGATCCACCAAGTTTTACCTCTTTTATAGGGCATACCTTCTCCTCGGGTACGCCGCCCGCGACCGGGAGGGTATCAGGGATACCGGCCTCGATCATCTGGACGAGCTTTTCGTAATGGACGCGCAGCGGGCCGAAGCCACGCACGCAGGGGATCTTCCCGGCTTTCGCCAGTGCGTAAGCCGTCGTGCGGCCGATGCTCAACATTTCGGCCGCCTGGCTGATGGATATCAGGCGCATTGGTGCTCCGCGCCGCGCTCGGCGGCAGACGTTTAATGAATGGTCACGCTGTCCTGGCCGACGGCAATCTGGCGTGCCTGTTGTTCGGTTCGGAAGGACATGTGCTGCTTGATTCCGCCGCAGTCGGCGATGACCCACCAGAATCCGCCAAAGCGGTGTGGGCCTTTGATGATCTTCGTGATGGTCACGGTGTGCTCCATGCCGCGGGTAGCGGCAGAAGGTGGTTATTCGGTTTTAGCGGGGAACCACTCGTTGTCGTATTCGAACTGGGTCACCAGCTCAGGCGTGAGGCTCGGTAACTGGCGCTCGAAGACCAGGTAACCAAAGGGCTTTTCGATCCACTCCGGCGCAAGCCTCATGAACTCGCCCTTGTAGATCCGCAGCAGGTGGGCCGCTGCCTTTTCGAATTCCTCCTCGCGATAGTTGCCATCACAGGTAATGCCGTTGCTGACGCGCCATACGGTCCGCTTTGGCTGGGCCTGGGCGGTCTTGATCTTCTGGTCCATCTGGTCACGGGCATAGATGAGCTGATCCAGGGTCAAGGCGGCGACCCAGTCGTCAGTGCTGACATGTTGCTCATGGCCGAGGTAGCACTTGATTACGGGCATAGAACTTCCTCGCCCGCCGTTCACCGGCAGGCTGTAGGTGGATTGGGGTTAGGAGGGTTCGTTGCCGGTCTTCATCGCTTCTCGCTTGTCGCGAGCAATGATTTCCGTGCACCTGGGGTCATCGACGCCGCATTGGTCCGGCATTCCCTGGCTGAAGGTCAGGCAGCAATCGGAGCAGATCCAGCCGCACTCGCCGCTGGCTGCCCGTTCCGTCCAGTCACGAGTGGCCTTGTTCATGCCCTCAATGTAGGCGTCGAGTTCCGACAGAGGGATCAGCGAAATCTCAACCTTCATGGCCTCGGCCCCCGATATATCAGGTGGGCCATGTAGAGCAGGGGGAGGATCATGGCGCCACCTCTCGGCGTGCCCACCAGCAGACTGGGCCGTCATCGGTATCGTGAATCGCAAGGCGGAACCAATCCTCGCCTTCGGGTCGGTCAGGTTCCCAGTAGCTGCAATCCGGGTCGCCCGCTTCGAAGTAGCGCTCCGAGACCGCTTCGTCGCTGTGGTATTCGAGCTCAACCATCCTCACCTGCAAGCGCTGTTCAGCGATCCAGGCTTTGGACTTTTCACCGTCGCCCTCTTCAAAGTCGGGTAGGTCGGGGGGCTGGAAAAAGCCGTTCTCGTCGCGCACGACTGGGGCTGGCTGGATAAATTTGATTTCTTCAGGCATGACTTCGTCCTTGCCGCTATAGCGGCTGACTTTGAAGGGGGAGGGGTTACAGAGAGGGGTTGAGGCGTTTCAGCTCGTCGAGGCAGGCGTTCCAGGTGTTGGTGCACATTGCCTGCTCACGACTTGATGGGCTAACTGCGCGGCGCTCAGGAAGAACCACCGCTACCGGCGCGGGCTGCTCGGCATTTAATGAGTGCGCAACCGCAGCACACCAGTTGGTCGTGCCACGCAGATATTTGTGAGGGTGACAGTTCGCATAGTCGTAAGCCTTGAGAACCTGTTGAAGCGTAATGCGCGCCACCGGCTCGCCCTGGGGCTGGGCGGCTGTCTCATATTTTCGATAACCAGCTGCGTAAACACGCCTTGCCGCCGCGTGGCAATCACCTGGACCTGAGATGATTTCGTGTAACTGGTTGTACTCGGCTTGTATTCCGTCAGATTCCAGCTCTACCGGGGTCTGCTTTGCAGAAAGTGATCGGATAAGGCGTACAGCATCCGCGCAATCGTCAAAATCAGGATCGCTTGACTCAAGGCGGTCTATTACTCGCTGAGCAGCCCCACAGGATTGCAAGTAGTCAGACTTCGAGGGAGCATCCAGCAGAGCGCGCAGCTCTGCAACATCAGTGTTGTGCAAGTGAATTGAGCGAGGCTCACGGCGGTACGGGTCCGCAATGCGCTCCATGAGCTCACGCGGCACGCCGTCAATCGTTTGGTTGGTGGTCATACAGCCTCCCTCGTTACCAAATCATGGGCATTCACAACCGTCATGCCGAGGCGTTCGGCGATCAGGACTTCCAGCCGGGCCCCCTTCGAGTTTTCCCAGCCGGGCAGGGTGGCCACAGTGTCGCAGTCCATCAGGGCGGCAATGTCACGACGCATGCAGTCGGTCCACGTTCCGCCTTCCGGGTTGATCTCGGCGGGGTTCGTGACGGTGTGGCCGCCGGCGCGCAGGCTGGCGGTCATGCTGTGGAAAGTTTGGAAATTCAGACCTGGCAAGCCGCTCATGGGCCCGCTGAGGTAAATTCGTTTCACGGGGAGTCCTTGCCGGGCCATGCCCGGGCGGTGGAGTGGGGAGTTACTTCTTTTGGAAGGTCTTGGTCAGCCCGGCGTTGACGCTGTTGCCGCGCTTCAGCACGACGCGGGCGAGTGCCGCCCGGTCTTTCTCGCTGTGGCTGGCCTGGCTGAGCAGGCCGAAGTAGCTGTTGGCTGTCTCGCGCAGATCCTCGGCCGGCGCCGCGGCGGTTCGCTTCAGTGCCTGGGCCATGGATCGCTTGCGAGTGGTACGTCGCCAGGGCTTGATGACGTGCCCGACGAAATCAACGCCCCGATCCACTGGCTGAAGAGTCGTCTTCTTAGGGTTCAGTTTGGCGCCCAGGCTTGGCAGGAATGCTTCCACCTCTGCCAGCCAGGCGTTGAGCTGTTGCGGCGACTCATGCAGGAACACGAAGTCATCGACGTATCGGATGTAGTGCTTGGCGCCGAGGCGATGCTTGGCGAACTGGTCCAGGGCGTTCAGGTACACGTTCGCGAAGAACTGCGAGGACAGGTTGCCGATGGGCAGGCCCAGGCGGGCCGGCTGCGCAGTTAGGCGCTTGTGTTGCGGCACCCGGTTGAACAGATGGGCCGGGCTGCGCACCTCGTAGTCCTCGCGAGGATCGTGCATCAGGATCTGTTCGGCCAGGGCCAGCCACCAGGGCTCGGCGATCTTGGCGGCAAGTTGCTGGCGCAGGACCTCTTTGTCGATAGCGACGAAGAAGTTGGCCAGGTCGCACTTGAGGTAGAAGATCGGCTTCGACCAGTTCTCGCTGGCGCTGCGGATCTTCGATTCAAGGCGCTGGGCGGCGTACAACGTGCCTCGCCCTGGAATGCATGCGCAACTGTCCGCTATGAAGCTGGCGTAGAAGCGCGGTGCCACATGGTTGTACAGCAGGTGGTGGACGACTCGGTCCCGAAAGGCTGCCGCCCAGACTTCCCGGGCTTTCGGTCGGGTGACCACGAAGCAGATGGAGCGGCCTGGCCGGTAAGTGCCGGCGGTCAGGTCGTTGTGCAGCTCGATCAGGTTCCGTTCCAGGTCGATTTCGAAAGCCAGCGCACTGTCGCTGTTGCGCTTGGAGCGTCGGCAGTCGTAATAGGCCTGGACCAGATCGCTGAACGGGTAGGGACCAACGTTCGAATCTGCGGACGGGGCGGACGCGGAGCTCGTTGTTCTTGTCGTTGTTGTTCTGATTGCCATCATCGAAGTTCATGTTGAATGCGTTGTTGGCGGAGCGCTGCGACCTATCGTGCTATCTACGTCACCAGGCCGAAGGCAGAGCCGATCAGCGAGGCAACTGCGCGAGACCTACACGGACGCTTTAGACCGGCGGTATCTCTTGTGCGCATGGCGGTGACCAGAAGGTCAGCGGCACGACCAGATTCAATTCGCACAGACCTGAAAGCCGTGGCTCTCAGATGGCGGGCGCGGTTGGGGTGGAGCGTTTCCAGGCGTTGGCCTGTTTGCCAATTGAGGTGGTGACCTCGATAGCTTTGGCGTGCTGCGGGACGCTGATGAACCGGCTTTCCTTGAAAAGCCGCATCAGGAACTCGATCACCTGAACCTTCTCGACCAGCGAGGTCAGGTGTGGATGTTTGTCCCGGGTCGAGTTGGCCCGGGCAATCAACATCAGCACGTCGATGCACTCGTCTATCACCCGCTTGCCGAGCGACTGCTTCAGATCGCGGGGGATGTTTCGAGTTAGGTTCGTGGCCATGTGCAGCAGGCCCATCGAAACCTTGTAAATTTGCAACTCCGTATGCATCGCCATCGGCGCGCCCTCCTTGGGCTACCGGCCGCAAGCGGCCGGATTAAATAAGCAAATTAATCAATCAATTGACTGCGGACGGGGCGGACGCGGAGCTCGTGGATCTTGCCGTAGTTGTCCTGATAGCCACCACCGAAGTCCATGCCGAATGCGTTGCCGGCGGAGCGCTGCGAAGATGACCAGTACCAGGTGTCTTGGAATGCCTCAGGGCCTCCTTCCTGGAAGGCTTCGATACTGGTCTGGGTTGGCGACTCTTCGCTGTACAGCAGGCCCACCGGCTCGCTGTTGGGGTTATCGCCGTCGCGGCGGCCGGCCCAGTTCTCCTGGGAGGTCGGCTTGAAGTGGCGGTACTGCAGCTCCTGCACGTCGCGGGCGGGAATCGCCCAGTCAGTGAAACCGCCGATGTCCAGGACCAGGACTTTCTGCGCCAGCTCACTGCCAGAGGCGGCCATGGCCTCGGTGTTGGCCCGGCTGTCGGTGAAGCTGTCGGCGCCCTCGATCTTCTCGCCGTACTTGCCCCAGGCACCGACCAGTTCATGCTCGGCGCCGGAAGTGATGTTCAGGTAGCGATTGCCGGTGGCCGGGTCACGAGTGATACCGGAGAAGAAGCCGCCGCCGAACGGCTGGCCGATTTCCGGGAGGGTCACGACTGGTACTGCTTTAACTTCTGCGGACATGGTCTTTCCTCTTTTCGAAGGCAACAAAAAAGGCGCTGCTGCGCCCGATGCCGGATCAAGAACGGATGAATGAAGGATTAAATAAAGAATCTGCGGACGGGGCGGACGCGGAGCTCGTTGCCCTTGCCGAAGTCGTCCTGACTGCCACCATCGAAGCCCATGCCGAATGCGCCGTAGGCGGAGCGCTGCGAACTCGACCAGTACCAGGCGTCCTGTGCGAACACCTCAGGGCAGTTCAGCCAGCCCTGGTACAGCTCGGAGGCGGCTGGAAGGTAGAAGTCATGATGCCCATCAGCCTGGTACTCGGCGCACGCGTCGGCGGCGGGATACTTGCGCTCGTCGTCGTTACCGATCAGAACCTGAGTGTTGGTGTAGCCGTCGGTCTTGCTGAGGCCATTCACTTCAATGCCGCGACCGCCCCATTCAAAGCTGCCAGCGTCCTTTGCGGCGAAGATCAGGTAGTGCGCCGGCACATCGCCGCGAGCAGCTACCAGCCCGCCGTTGATACCGCCCTGGCCCGGCCAGTATTCGCCCAGGGCAGGGGTGGCGCCTGGCGCTGGCGACGCGACATTCGCAGCCTGCGGGAACACGACGGCAAACGTGCTGGCAAGGGCGAGCTTCGCGAGGGATGCCGCCGGCATCTTGATCGTGGCGTCGCCGTGCTTCAGGGTAATCATTTCAGCTTTCATGGATATTCCTCAGGATGGCGCCGCCCTCCGTGACCGGATGCGCAGCGTGGGGTAGGGGTTATTCGTCGTGGCAGATGCGAAGGGCTTCGCGGTTATAGGCGAGCTCAAGCTTTGCGCGGCACGATTCGGAAACGGTTATTTCGTGTTGCGGAGCTGTGAGGAACTGCGCAGACCCGGCCGGGCCCAGGCCATGCAGATGGTGAATCATCAGCGTCATGGCCTCGCCCTGTTCCTCAATACCGTTCCAGGCCATCAGGTCGGCCAGGGCCTGGCGGGTGCCGGCCAGCGTGTGCAGCCGCAATTCCTCTTCGCCGCGGCTCTTTCGCTTCGCCGCGGTCTTTGCTGACCGGTCTTTCTGAGCTGCAGCCATGGCAGGTCTCCGTTATGCCACTGGCCGGCAGTGCCAGCCAGGTCTGTCGTTTGCGTTGTTGGGTGCGGAAACGTCTCACGCTGCTACCTTCACCTGGTTCCAGGCGCCGGCTGCGGCAAACACTTTTGCGGCCTGGGCCTCGTCCAGCGATACCGAGCTTGGGATGGCAATCCAGCCGTGTGCTACCAGATGCTGTGGGTTGCAGCTATCGCGCACCTGCGTGTAGTACTGCTCGATCGCCTCGGTGAGCTGGTTGGCGAGATACATCCCGTTTGGCGCGATCTCCAGTGACTTCAGATACTCGCTTCCGTCCTGCCTGACGCACATGCCGCTGATGTAGATCGTCCAGTTGTGTGCGACGTCGAAAATCGCATCGCACACCTGACGACTGCGGATGACTCGGCAAGTCCTCCAGTTGAACATCCACTGTCGACCGACCGGGTCGATGTTGACCACGCACACATGGTTTGTGCTGAGGATGGCGCGGCAGGATCGTTCAATCCTGGCCTTGATGTTGTGGGGCTTTCGCTTGCTCATGAAGTCACCTGCACATCCCCGCGGATGGGGTAGTCGATTTCAAACTTCAGCAGGAGGCGGCTGAATGTTTTGTGGGTGATGCCAATCCGGCTCATGGCCTGATACCGCGAAAGGCCTATCTCCTTGAAGGCCATGATTCGCTCGGCATTCTTCTTGTCATCCGCCTCTGAGGCACGCTGCGGTCGGCGGTTGTTGATCGCTGGCTGAAACTTGAATCCTCCCTCGACAGCAAGTCGCTGAAGTGTTCTTCGTGCCAGGCCGGTCTGCAGCTCGGCCTGGATATAGGTCGCTGTCTCCGCCAGCTTGCGAACCCTCTCCATCAGTTCAGCCTTTTCCTTTTCCCGCTTGGCGGCGCGCTCTTCTCGTTCCAGGTCGCGCTGCGCCATCTTGTCGAGCCAGTTTTGCTTGGGTGGCTCTCTCTTCGGCTTGGCCGACTTCACGCTTGGAGGAGGCTCATGCCTTGGCGGTGGCGGAACGAAAGACGGCCCCTCCAGAACCTCAATAGTCCCTCCCTTGTTCAAAAAGGCCTCCTGGAGAGAGGCCAGCTCATGCCTGCGCGGATTGAGCATCTGGATCATACTGAGTTCGGTGCTGATCATGTGGGCCTCACTTGATGCTGATCGAGCTTTTCCCGATCTCGGTGTGAGCGCCTGGGACTTCCTGACCATCCTTGATGGCCTTGGCGATCATCGCCTTGTCCGGCGCGCTGGTTACCTTGACGTTGACGAATTCGTCAGGGATCGATTTTTCGTCATCTATCACGACGATTGTCTTGCCTTTCCCGCAGGTGATGGTGAACAGCGGGTGGATGATTTTGGTGATTCCCGCTGCATCCATATTTGTGCGCAGGTATTCCTTCAGGCTTTCCTTGCGGTTCGTGATGATCCGCTTGCGCTCGGTCAGGCGGTCAATTTGGGATTGGATCGCCTCGAGATCGCCGTCGATATTCAGCGTGACCATGGCGATGGCCTTGCCCTTCTCCTGGAACTCGCCCTCGATGGCTTCCATGGTGTCGCGCAGGGCGATTGCCAGGTCCTCGTCGGCGGTTTCAGCCAGCGCAGCCAGTTCTTTGAATTGCTCGGTGATGGTGTATAGAGCGGTCACGCTGCATTCTCCTTGCCTGGTTCCAGGACGGCTTTCCGCTCTTCGAAGGCGCGGGTGATCCGTGCGATGAAGGTCGGCTCGTTGCGGCGAGTGGCCTCGCGGATGTATTTGACGTTCAGCATCTTCAGCTCGTGACTGGTCACGGCCTTGCCGATCGTTTCGACGGCTGAGTTGAGCCAGTCGAGGCGTTCCTGCTTCTGGCGCAGGATCTCCGCATCCTTGTCCACGGCCTGCTCAATGGCCTGCTCTTCCTTGAGCTGATCGACGTAGGTCTGATCGTCGAACAAGCCAAGGAAGACGTCAGCGCTGAAGCCGAGCATCGACAAAGCCTTCTTGATGGCGTCGGTGAGGGACTTCTTCGGCGCCTCTCCGTCAGTGGTCATGCCGTAGCTGGTCTTGTACTGGTATCGGGTGCAGCCGTATTGCTCGATCTCGCCGCGCTGGCCGTCCTGGGTGAACCAGAGGGCGATCTTGAGCGTGTGGCCGATCTCGCGACCAATGCAGGAACGCTTGTCGCCCTCGCCGATGTAGATTTCGTGGCCTTCATCGAAGCGTTCCTCGATGATCTTCCAGCCCCAGCCGATGCCGACCGGGCCGAACAGCTCAGTGGCCTTCATCACCATTGCAGTGCCGCTGAGGCTGGTGATGTCCTGGCCGTTGACCTTGGCTTTCTTCGTGAACCGGGTGTCGGTCTTCTCGACCTGAGCCCAAATCTGCATGTTTTTATCGGACATGACTGTTCTCCAGTTAGAGACCGGTGCGGGCGCCGTCGCGCTTGTGTGGCCAGAAGTCGAAAGCGAATGCAGACAGGGCCATGTGCATCTGGTTTGCCAGCTCCCGGCCAGGGCGGCGCAGTTCGTCCTGCAAGTAGCACCACTGCATTTCGCCGAAGCCGTAGGCGTGCGGTGAGTCGGTTTGGATGCGGTTTGCCAGGGCCTGAAAGAAGTCGGCCTGCTGCTCTGCGTCCATACCCCAGAACGCCTTGGCGAGTGTTTCCGCTGTGATTTGGACGGCGATGCCTTCGGCAACGACGATTTCAACTGGTGAATTTTGCATGACTGTTCTCCGCGCCACCGGAGAGGGGCGCTGTGGAAGGGTATTAGGTGGCTTTGGCGATGGTCTGCTCGAAGCGGGAGGCAAGTCCTGCATTAACCTCGGCCTTCTCCAGACTTTCGGCTGTGCCCTTGGCCCGGTGCAGCGCCTCGTATCGGCGAAGCGTTTCGGCGGCCAGAACCAAATCAGCCAGCAGATCTGGCGCGGTAGCGATCAGCTTGGCGTTGGCCTTTGATTCGTCACCAAAAACCCAGCGTCCATCGATGTTGTCGGAGTTGCAGATTGACGCGACACCGAAGCGCAAATCATCGGCTGGCGATATATCACGTGAGCTCTCCGGGTCGACGACCCACGGCCCTGAGGTATGCTTTTGTTCGGTCATGACGATTCCCTGCCGCGACGTGCGCAGCGCTTGAAGGTGTGAGTTAGGAGGTGATGCGGTCTGCGTAGGCGCTTGCGAGCATCCAGGCAGTGCAA